AGTCACTAATTGAGTTAATTGAGTTATTAAATTTTCTCCTAATATAGCTGATTGTAAACTAGTTCCTTCAATACCTTCTGATGATCCTAAATAAACTTTATCAGATGTTAATGCTATTTGAGTAGCGTCCATCCCTATTGTTTCTTGGCATGATAATTGTATTGATTTATTAGCTAATGCTACTATTGAATCATTTTTAGCATTAAATACTAATCTGCCTGAATTTAAAATAATTTGGTTCCCAGCGTATTGGCTTACATTAGTAGGTGGTTGTGTAGTATTTGTTGAAAATGAAAAATTATTTGTACTTGAAGCGAATAAAGGAACAATTTGATTAGAAGTTAAATAAATAGATGTTAAATCATTATTTATATCTTCAACTACAGGTATCCATGGATCAGAGATATAATCAGCTTGACCATTTCTTATTATAGTTATAGGGTCTCCATTTGAACCAGTGGAAGACCAATTATTAGGTATATAAGAATTATTAACTGTTGAACCTAATCTTAAAGAATTACCCCATCTACCTTCATAGATTATATCACCTTCATATGGTAATAAAGGATGTGTCTCTATTCTTTCACTAAAAGTCTTACCTAAATAAATCTCAGAACTATTATCTTCTATTTTTCTAACAGCTCCTTGAAATGATTCTTGGTAATCAACTTGTTGATTTAAATCATTTAAAGGATCATTATCAAACCCAGGCATAGCGTTATGTATTTGGCTATTCCACATATTAAGTGGTGGGAAATAATAATAAGAATTAGTTGATAAATTTAAAGATATATTCGGATTGGGTAATTGAGCTATATATATAATCTCATTAATTAATGGATAATTTTTAATATTTGGGAAAATAGGTATAGCATATTGATTTTGATTAAATCCACTTCCTGAAATTGGGTTATTAACATATTCCCAAAATATGGTACCTATACTACTCCAGTCCCCAAATTTATTAAATAAATGTCTATTATTAACACCATTAACTTCTTCAGAGTCATCAAGTATAATATGTTTTACTCTAGCTGCTATAAGAGTACCTATTCCAGATGCTAACTGAGAATTTGTGTTTACTTTAGAGGTATTTCCTGTTGTGTAAACAACATTATTCATTCCAACTGTTCCGAATGATATATCTATACCCATTATTCTTCAGTTTTAAATTTATCTATTTCAGCTAATAACTGTTGTTTTTCTTCTTCAGAAATACCAAATCCACCATCAGTGTTATTAGCGTTATTATTCATAATACGTTGAATAATAGTAGCCATTTTGATTAATTGTTCATCATTTTTAACACTTATTTCTAAGTATTCTTTAATTAAAGGAACAATAAGAGTAGCGTCACCTATACTTTGTACAAGTGGTTTTAACTCAGAAATTAATATAGATATTTGTTTTTCTTTCTTTTTTTGATTATCATAAATCTCCTCTAATAAATCAGAGAATTTCTTTTTACCAAAAACAACATTATCTAAACCATTACTCATATATTTATTTTAATTATAAATATCAACGATGGAAATCTGTATATCCATTTTCTAGATAGAAAAAATAATGTTGTTTAAATACAATATATAATTTATCGGCTATCTTAGTGATTTTAGGGGTTTTAGCGTCAATAATCTCACGAATGTATATATATAGTGCTTTTTTATTAAAAATGTCTATACTCTCACGCTTACGGAATAACTCTAAAATAGCATCAGCTATTTGGGCATCATTTTCTTTAGGAAATAAAGTATAAATATTCTTAGTACAGTGTGAAACGTATTCATCAATAAAATTAGATAATTTATCTTGAGCTGATCCTTCTTCAATTGTATATGAGAAATCTTCATTTGACTCAATTTCTTCAATAGGTGCTTTATCTACTCGTTTTTTATAATTTTTAGTATTAGTAATAATTAAATAACGTTTAGCAATAGTACCAAAATATGAGTATGCTTTAGCTCCTTTAGCTGGGTTGAATAGATGGATTTTGGAAAGTAAAAATGTTATTACTTCATGTTGTAAATCCTCAATATTATCTACTTCAGTGTAGTAAAATTTAAAAGTATGGATAATATTTTCTGTTAATTTAAAGAAAGCATAATGTATACGTGTTCTATATATTCTATCTTTCTCATCATAATCAGAAGTATTATTATATAATACTATAGCATCTTCAGTATCTTGAGTAAAATATTGAGTGGATTTTTTCTTAGCTTTCACCTCAATCATAAATTTTTAATTTTAAAAGCGTTTAATATATCTTGCAATTGTTTAATTTGTTTAAAGAAAAAACCTACTTCATCATCTGATTCAAATGATCCCCTAGCGTCTACTTCTTTAAGTTTCTTATCAGCAAAGTCAATTGTATCTGATATTTTATTTAAATAAGACATATAACCAGCTAAAATATCCTCTTGTCGTTCATTCTTTTTAAGAAGATTAAAGGTCGTGTATCCTAAGATCACGACCATTATTCCTAATATTATTGTTAGTATTATCATAAATCATTTAACATATTCATTAGTCCTGTACTTTCAATTGAACTTAATGTTTTAGTTTTAATTGTTGGTTTAGAAGCTTTCTTTTCAGTAGTTAAACTAAAATTATTAACTTTCTTTTTATCCCCATCTTTTAATTTTGGATTCCATTCACGTTCAAACTCAATACGAGCGGCCATTAAATCAGCCTGATGAATGATATAAATTAATGAAGTGCGAGGTTTTGTTTCTGGTGACCAAGACATTAAATATGGTTTATTAGCATCATCATATAAACCATCATGTAATTTAATTGCCAACCATTCATTTTTAGACATCTGGATACCATGAGAAAGTAGTAAATGTAAACTACGATCTGGTACTGACATAAATTCTAAGCGGTCATTAAATTTATAATCTTCACCTAATTTATCTTTACGCCATTGATCATCCTGAGGAATATAAGCATCATGTTGTTCATCACCCATTTTACCTAAATCATGGTTTAAAGCTGCGAATACTAATTCTTCTTTAGTGTAAGTAGAAGTGTCTACTCCCATTTCAACCCAAATATTATTTAGTTTAAGAGCACAATCGATAACTCGTAATACGTGATCTACGTAACCACCTGGGAAAGCATTATGGTATTCTTTCTTATGAGCTGCTGGCATTAACATAAGACGTTCTGAGTAGTTAGAGTAGAAATCAAGTAACTGTGAACAACGTGGCTCACTGATGTATAATTTAATAGTTTCCTCTAAATCTATCCAGTTTTGTTGTATTTGTTCGGCTGTTAAATTCATATTAGTAGTTATATATTGTCTGCTCAGATTCAACAAATAAGCGAGTTTGGTCTACAGTTTCTCTTAATATCTCTAAAAGTTTTAGATATTCTTCAATTGGTTGTTGATTTTTCACAACAAAATTTAGTTGATTAGTAATACTATCAATTTTATCTAATTGATGTAGAACATTATTTTTATTTTTCATAGTAAATTATTTTAATAGAATATTTCATTACCCGTAGTTACCTTAATCACATTTCTTTTTCTCTACGTTTATTAATTGTCTCATAACTCGTAGTTATAATGTAAATAGTAAAAATATAAAAGCCAAGCTATTTTTAAGAGAAGTTTACTGTATCATGAATTTTTTGAAGATATGAACATTTCTCATACTCTTCTTCAGATACAAAATAATCTATAGCTAAGCTAAGAGCCTTTTTAAAATCATCATCAGCGTAAAATTTAAGGCACTCAATATGAAAAGAATTATCAACTTCTATTTTAGATAAATTATCCAATGCTCTATTGAATACCATATAACATCCAGCTTTTTCAATATCATTAATATCAAGTTGAGGGTCTGAGGTTTCAAAAAATTTAAGTAATTGTTTACTAAATGTCTGATAATTTAATATTAACTTTTTAAACATTCCCATCCATACAGCTGGGTATTCAGCTAAGTTAATTTGAATACTTTCATCCTTTTCTTCTTCAGGATTTTTAAATAAATTAAAAAGTTCTTCGATATCCATATATATAAATATATGATAAGTAGGGAAATAGCGGCTT